GGAACCACAGACTGATGCCTTGTTCCTTAATGATTTGTACCTATTTTATCGTTATTTTGTTACTATCCCCCAATTTAAGACCGGGGCCAAACCGGCGGGGCATATTAAGGAATTAAGCCGGCACCTTATGGCTTTGAAACTGGGATTATTGGATAAGCACCTATGCGTATCCATGCCACCAAGGCACTCCAAGAGTACGATGATCACGTTGGCCTACCCATTATGGCTATTATTCCAGGACCCGGACCTGGACATCCTAATAGTAAGCAACACTAAGGAGTTGGCTGAGAAGTTTGGACTGGATATCCGGGAGTTGATTCAGACTCATGGAGCCTACTTCAACATTTACCTAAGTGATGTTAAGCATTCATCCAGTCATTTAAAGTTTTGTACTAAGGATGGCCGACTCTACCGTGGCAGTATCCGATTAACCGGAGCTAGTGGGTCAATAACTGGCCAGGATGCGGATTATATTATCGTTGATGACCCTTACAAAGGAGAGGAAGACGAACTCACACCCACCGCATTACAAAAGAAGGTTAACTGGTTCCTCCGTATCATAATCCAACGGTTGGAGCCACAAACACGTTTATTGGTTTTGCATACCCGGTGGCATAGCCACGACCTATCAGGCTACTTAGAGGACAAATTATCACACGATTATAAGTTTATCACATTCCCCGCCATCCTACCAGATGATACCCCACTATGGCCGGAACAGTACACATTAGCAGAACTCGAAAACAAAAGAGCCACGATGGGTGACAGCTTATTCAGCAGCATCTATCAACAAAAACCATTAGACGAAACCAGTGACTTTTTTGACCTTGACAAGATCAAGTATGAGGGATTACAGCCTGGTGAAGAAATAACCCAACGAGTAAGAAGCTGGGACATATCCAAGGGTGATACATTACATTCAGACGCAACAGCCGGAGCATTAATGGCCTTAACCAACAAGGGCCGAATTGGAATAACCCACCTGGTGCATGGCCGGTACAGTAATGAGACGAAACAAACCCTCATCAACACCGCTAATAGTGACACCATGAACACTCCTATCCTCATTGAGACCGGAGTCGCAGCAGCTGGTGACCTATTATTCCAGGAGTGGAGGCAACAACTCCAAGGATACCGGGTATACCGGTCAAAGGCGATTAAGAGTAAGCCGGATCGGGCCACACCCCTAAAGAATGGCATCCTGGATGGAAGGTTCTTCATTGACTTACCACCCGGACAAGTTGAATTAATTAACAGTGAACTAAGGAGCTTCCCGGATGGAGTTCATGACGACATCATAGACGCAACAGCTTATGGTTACATCTACCTACAAAAAAGGTTACGGGGTAAACGAGAAGTACGGAGTGCCTTATTACATACTGGTCGGAGACGATAACGGATGAAGAGTTACATATACACAGATCGGGGCCGATTAGTCAGGCCAGGAATACTAGAAAAATACAGCATCAAATCAAGCAACAATGGCAGTCAACAAATACCCGAAGACCCCTTCACCAGCACCTACGGGGCACGTGGAATAGTAGAACCCTTATATAACCCCACTCAACTTGTCACCCTAACTGAAGTCAACGTCTACCACAACCGGTGCTGCAAACAAAAAGCCCTAGACGTAGCCGGCAGTGGATTCAGTATCCAACCCACCACCAAAGGCAAAGGGTCAGAGGCCAACAAAAAGAAGTTAGAGGACTTCTTTAAAAACCGAGTACCCCATGGGACATGGCAGAAAGCCGCCCAGGACTTCGAGGAAGTAGGATACGCCGGCATAGAACTCGTAAGGTATAATAACAATCCCAAAGCCGAACCCAAAACCGCCGTCTACATACCCGCCCACACATTCCGGATCCATAAGGATAAAACCAAGTTTCTCCAGGAGAGGGGGACCGGTAAGGTCTGGTTCAAGAACATCGAATATGAGGGTGAGATTGATAGTAACACCGGGGATTCATTTAACACTGATGCTCCACAAAGCCCGGAGGCATTGGGCCGGAGAGCGAATGAATTATTATACTTAACCAACCACACTGCCCGTTCTGATTATTATGGTTTCCCGGATAGTATACCCGCTATTCCTACCATGTATGGTGAGCAGGGCCGAGCCACCTACAATGTAGCCTTTTTTGAGAACTATGGTATTCCTAATTATGCTATCACGATTACTGGTGACTTTGATGAGGGGGAACGTGATAAGACTAGTGGCTTAACATTATTGGAGGAACAACTCCAGGAGCAACTCCAATCTATCCAGGAGAACCCTCACAGTACAATGGTTATATCAATCCCTTCACGTGATGGGTTAGAAAAAAGCAACGTGGGAGTGGAGTTCCACCCATTATCCACGGAGACTAAGGATGCCAGTTTCCGTTTGTATCGGATGGATAACCGGGATGAAGTCATAACCGCCCACGGCATGGACCCCTACCGAATCGGAGTCATGCAAGCCGGATCACTTGGTGGAAACACCGCCATCGAATCCAAGAAGAACTATAAGAACGGCGTAATCCAGCCCCGACAACAACTCTGGGAGGATGCTATTAACCGGTATATCGTTGAAGGTGCCTTCGGTATTACTGATTACAGGTTTGTTTTTAACCCGATTGACTTAGAGGATGAAGAGAGCGACCTGGCCATTATGAAGGAATTATTCCAGATGGCAGCTGTCACACCAAGTCAGTTGATTAAAACATTCGGGGACCGGTTCGGATTAGAACCAGTGGAGCACCCGGCCCTTGATGCTCATTACCTTAATGGGGTTCCTATTGATTATACTCCTGAAACTCCTGTCCCTGTGGATGTGGTGGAAACCCTAAAGAATCTACGTGATGGAATATTGGAGGAGGTGGCACGTGAAAACAGAGACAGCCCTGAAGATAGCACAATTAGTGGACGACTCATTAAGAAGCTTAAAGGCACCCTCACAACCTAACCTTTACACCCAACCCATCCACCATGCAGCTGCTAAAGCTGACACCCCCGCTATCACCGAGAACATAAAACTATTCAGGCGGGTCATGGAACGAATACAGGCCGATGTGGAAGACCTCGCCACCAATAGTAAAACACTCGTGGAGTTCCGGGAACGCCTGGGAATCTATGTCCAAGCCAACCCCATGACTACAGAGGCTAATATGCCCTTTTTTATGGAGGCGGTGAACGGGGTGGCCGCGGAATACATGAGCCGGGTTAAGTCACTTCCACCGGGTGGTACTCAGGAATTAACCAAAGAGATTATCCGAACCCGGACCATGGACCACTTAACTAAACTGGGCAGTGATACCACCAGCCAACTACGGAACACTCTTGAACAGAGTATTAATAATCAGAAGGGTATGCGGTATGCCAGGGATGAGATGGCTAAGAACATCGAAGGCATGACCAAAAATAGAGCGGAGGTCATCGCAAGGACCGAAACAGTCTATGCCCGGAACCAGGCCGAACTCGTCAAGGCTGAGGCTAAGGGGAAGGAATACTTCATCGTAGTCAGTGCTGGTGATTGTTGTGATGACTGTTATGAAACCTATGACGGGAACACATTCCATGTCCCAGAGGATGAGGATATGCTACCCCCACTCCACCCGAATTGCCGATGCACAGCCACATTCTTCAGAACTGAGGAACAAGCGGGTGAGATGGCAGATGAAACAAGCAAGCCACGGGAAGAATGAGTATAATGAATATTTTTTATCTATTCCTGTCCGGGTTGGCTTATTTAGTGTTTCTTAATTTCTTTTTAAAGTTTTATTTGAGGTGATGATTGTTATGGAACTGATAACACTAAAAGATGATGCTAAACGACTTGTAACGGGGCCGGTGGCTATTCCGGATTGTCCGGATTGTGACTACCCCCGTGGCGAGAAACTATTAACGGTGGATGAGATTGAATCGATGGTGCATTTCTATAATACCACCAGCCAACTAAGTGATGAGATGCACGTCTACGGAGCCACCAAACAGAGTGTGGGGGTTGCGGTGGAGAATTGGACACTTAAAGAACCCCTAACCACTCGGAACACTCAGGGCAACCAGGTGACATTGCCAAGGGGTACGTGGATGACCACTATTAAGGTGACCGATGACGACACCTGGCAGAAGATACAGGACGGCACTTATAAAGGATTCAGTGCATCCTATATGTCACGGGACGCTGCCGAAGAGGTACTGGCTGCTAAGCGTACACTTATCGCTGACTTGGAGGATCCGATGCCCGTCACCGTATCAATTGTGGATGAGCCGTGTGTCTTTGATGCCCTATTCTGTTCAATAAAACAACAGGATGAGGTTGATAAGGCCGGTCGTCGGTTCAGCAACGCCACACTAAAAAAGATACAAGGAGCATTCGAAAGTTTACAAAACCTCATAAATGAAGCCCTAAATGAACGAGGGCAGACTGAGGCAGACAAAAAAAATGTATTGGAGGATATTGACATGGACGAAGAACAATTAACAAAATTAGTTCGTGAGGCCGTTAAGGCTGAATTAGAATTACAACGACAAGAAGACGAACCCGGAGATGAAGAGGCTCCCGAAGCCGAAGTGGAAGATGAATCCGAACCGGAACCCTCAGAGGCTGAAAAGAAACTCGAAGAAGCCCAGGCCGAGATAGAAGCCCTCAAAACTAAACTCGGAGAAGGCGAAAGCCAAAAGATAGAAGGTCAAGATGAAGAAAAACCCGAAGCAGACAAAGACCGGGCACTCAAATTTGAATTCGAGGACCGGGACGCTTTCGGGTGCAAAATACACAAAGAATAAGTGGAGGAAATAAGAATGAGCAACATTGACTATTTAAATGACATGGTAATGAAAGCCGTAACCACCATCAGCACATTATCTACGAGTGTGTTACAGCCCAAATACTTCAACCAATACATCCGGGAAGCCACCGAACCCCGAACCATCCTAAACGATGCCCGCCGAGTCACAATGGACAGCAATGTGGTTAACATAGACCGGATCGCATTCGGATCACGTATCCTGCAAGTAGTAGCCGAAAACACTGCATTAACTGATTACAGTGACCCCACACCCGGCCAGAATGTGTTAACTGCTAAGCACTTTGCAGCTATGATGGGATTAACCGACCAAGCCGCCAGGAGGACCATTGAGGGCCGGACCAACTTCGAATCCACCCTCATCTCCATGTTCGCTGACCGTGCCGGCCAGGACTGGGAGGAACTCGCCGTATGGGGAGACACCGCCAAATACACCGGAGGTGGAGATGGTGGAGACATTGCTGTTCTTCACGCCCAGGATGGATGGATTAAACGAGCCGGAACCGGCCAACACCTTTATGGTACCGGGGCTGGTAAGGACTTCGACTACCCTAATGATGGTATAGTCGGTGCCCTGAAAGCCTGTATAGATTTGTATCCTAAGAAGTACATGGCCCAACCACGGGACATCACCTTTTATATGGGTTGGGATTACTTCGACCTATATGTGGATGAATGGGGTGATCGTCAGACTGCTGCTGGTGACCAGGCTATGGAGACCGGTGTGGCCCGTCCATACAAGGGATTCCAGGTTAAGTACGCCCCCGTCCTTGATAGTACCGCAGGGGTTGCGGCTTATGGTGCCCCTATCTTGATGAGTAACCCTAAGAACATGGTGTATGGTGTCTTTGAGGATGTCTCCATTGAACCTGATCGGGTGCCTAAGGCTTTCCGTACTGATTGGATTATTGGTATGGAGACTGATCAGGACTTTGAGAATGAAACTGCTTTTGTGGCTTGTTTCCCTGATGCTACCCGCCCATAAGGACTGACTGCGAGTTTGTCCTTATATCTTACCTTTTTTTTAAAAGAAATTGAAATTGCTCATAACTGAGTGGAACGGAGGAAATAATTATGAGTCTAAGTGGAGAAATACGAGCTTTAAAAGATGCAATAATCGAAAATGGCGGAGTACTCGTCACTGGAGTAGTAGCAACCGCCGCTGACCTGGCAATCACCGCCGCAAGTGCTAAAGATATAATAATGACCCTTGGAGCCAACGACACATCCAAGAAGTTATCCATTAAGGACAGTGACGGGGTGGAAGTTGCCAAGATAGATGGTAATGGATTAATCACATCCGCCGCTGGACTTGCTGGTCCTGTCACGGGTAACGTGACCGGGAATGTGACCGGGAATGTGACTGGGAATGTATCTGGTATCGCAACCCTAACCGCCAAAACCGCCACAGACATGGCTATCATAGCTGATGGGGACGAAGACATAATCCTAAAAATGGGAGACGCAAGTGCCGCGAATAAGATAATATTCCAGGACAGT